GGATTTATTTTAACTGCAAACTATAAGAATAGAATTATTGAACCTTTACATAGTAGATGTAGTGTTATTGAGTTTATTATACACAAAGAAAATAAACCTGTACTAGCTAACAAGTTCTTGAAAAGAGTTCAAGATATACTTAAAGAAGAGAATGTAGAGTATGATAAGAAAGCTGTAGTAGAATTAATTATTAAACACTTTCCTGATTGGAGAAGAATAATAAACGAACTTCAAAGATATAGTACAAGTGGAAAGATAGATGCTGGTATCTTAACTCAGATGAGTGATGGATCCTTCAATACTTTGATACAAGCTCTAAAGAAAAAAGAATTTAATCAGATGAGAAAATGGGTGGCAGAGAACTTAGATAATGATCCAACAACAATATACAGAAAGTTGTATGATAGTTGTAATACGAATATGAAGGAGACAAGCATTCCTATTTTAGTTACAACTATAGCTGACTACCAATATAAAAGTGCATTCGTTGCTGATCAAGAAATAAATTTAGTTGCTTGTTTAACAGCGTTAATGATAGAATGTGAGTTTAAATAATGGTAAGAAAAGTAAAGTCATACATTACATCTGTCTTTGAACCTACCAAGAAAAGAACATCTATAGGTAGAGGAAAGATTAAGAAAGCTAGTATGAATAAACATAAGAAGAGATCGTTTAAGAAATATAGGAGGCAAGGATGAAGCCTTTTGATTTGATTAACAGTATTACATATAAAAAGAATATAGTAATGGATAGTAAAGCAGAAGAAGTATATAATCCTTTTATTACTAATAGAGCTTTATCTCAATTCGTTGACTGTATATTATTATCTAATGAGATGAATATGAGACATCATGTTGATAATAAATTACAATATGACTATTTAATAAATAGAATACGTCCCAAGAAGAGATTTAAGAAATGGGATAAGAAACAAGATAATGAAAACATAGAAATTATCAAGGAATATTATCGTTGTAATAATGATAAAGCGAGAGTTACTCTTTCTTTATTATCAGAACAACAATTAGACATTATTAAAAAGAAATTAAATAAAGGTGGTGTGAAATGACAATTGACACAGATAACATGATTGAAGTGAAACTTAATGAAGGTGATGACTTTCTCAAAGTCAGAGAGACTCTAACAAGGATTGGAGTTGCATCAAGAAAAGACAAGACCTTATATCAATCATGTCACATATTACATAAACAAGGAAGATACTTTATAGTACACTTCAAAGAGTTGTTTGCTCTTGATGGTAAGCCTTCTAACTTTTCAGATAGTGATATATCAAGAAGAAACACAATAGCAAATTTATTAGCAGAATGGGGTTTGTTAACTCTGGTTACTCCAGACTTATCAAAACAACCTGTTGCTCCTATAAGTCAGATTAAGGTCCTACCTTTCAAAGAAAAGGATCAATGGAACTTAACTGCAAAGTATAATATTGGTAAAAAGAATGGTGAAAAGGAGACTGTAAATGGCAACACAGCTTAACATAACTGGTTTAGATAAACCACAAGATAAAGAATTTTCTCTAGGTGATAATAAAATGACTAACAGTGGTACCTGGTCTAAAAGCCAAGGTGGTACTGAGAGAATGTTTGAAAGACTCAAAAAAGAGTTGGATCCAAAACTATTAGATAAGTTTCAAATAATTTGTAGTAGAGTAAGAGATCTAGAAGATAAGAAAAGAGTCTTATGGCTTCATGATTTATGGAATGATCCAGAGAATGCTCACTTAAAAGATGATAAGTCAGTATCAAGATTTGAGAAGTTAGTATTTGTAAGTAATTATCAAATGTCTACTTTTCATTTAGGTTTGGGTGTTCCTTTTGATAAAGGTCATGTAATGAGAAATGCAATTGATCCTGTTCCAACTAACTTGATTAAGAAACCAGATCCAAAAAAAGAAATAAGATTAATCTATCATACAACTCCACATAGAGGTTTAGAATTATTAGTACCTGTGTTTGAGTTCTTATGTAAAGAACATGATAACTTACATTTAGATGTATTCAGTAGTTTTGAAATATATGGATGGAAACATAGAGATAAGCAATACGAACAGGTGTTTGAGGCTTGTCAAAAACATCCTAAAATAACATATCATGGATTTCAACCACACAATAAAGTTGTAGAAGCATTAGGTAAAGCACACATATTTGCTTTTCCAAGTATATGGGTTGAGACCTCTTGTATTGCTGTCATAGAAGCTATGAGTGCAAAATGTTTAACTGTAACGAATAACTTAGGTGCATTACCAGAAACGTGTGCTAACTTTGCAAGCATGTATCAATTTACAGAAGATGGTCAAAAGCATGTAAACAGATTTGCAAGTATCTTAAACAATACAATTAATGTAATGAAAGAACAAAACAATTGGACAAACCAATTAGAAGTTCAAAAGAATTATTTTGATAATTTTTATAGTTGGAATTTTAGAGCTAAGGAATGGGATTTATTATTGAAAGGTTTGGCTGATGGATCTCAATAGCCATCAACAATTATTTGTAATCACAATGGAAGAATGTGGTGAGTTAATTCAAGAGTGTAGTAAAATATTAAGACACGGAATGAATGAAAAGACACATTCAAAACTAATTGATGAAATAGGTGATGTGTGTGCAATGATACAATTATTAAAAGAAAAGAAGCATGTCACTCAAAAAGAGATAGATAAGAGAATGAAAGTAAAGTTTAAAAAACTTAAAAAGTACAGTGATATAAAATGCTCATCCATAAACATCTCATAGTAACAGGTCATTTTGATGAAGTGAATAAAAGTTGTTGGCCTTGGCCAAGACTTCATGATCTTAATGATGAATTAATTAAAGAACTTGATATGAAAGTTCTAAGTGGACCACACGTTAGTTATTGTGAAGATAAAGATAATGAAGGTTGGACTATGATGACAGCTATTACAACAAGTCATATAATATTACATACTTGGGATAGTGGTCATTTTCAGCTTGACATTTATAGTTGTAAAGAGTATGATAAGGATACAGTTTTAAAAGTATTAGAGAAGCATAATTTTTATAGTAAGAAGGAACAAATAATTGATAGACCATTCGTTAAAAAAGACAGTTGAGCATATTGATATAACTAAGTATGATGTGACTGATTTGGTTCATGAGTTAAGATCAACATCATTTACATCCAGAGAAATATATAATGCATGTCAATTATATAAACAAATGTTAGAAGAAGAAGAACTAACAGTCATTCTTACGATAGCTGGATCAACACAAGCAGCTGGATGTTTAAAATTATACAGAGATTTAGTAAGATATAATATGGTTGATATTATTGTAGCTACTGGTGCATCTATTATTGATATGGATTTATTTGAAGGTTTAGGTAATAAACATTACATTGGATCAAGTAAAGCAGATGATAATATTTTAAGAGAAGAATTTATTGATAGGATATACGACACATTTATATCAGAAGATGATTTAAAACAAGTAGATAATTTTATTGCTGAGTTTGCAAATAAAATATCTGATACTACAATGAGCTCAAGAGAATTTTTGAATAAGTTGGGATGGCATCTTAGAACAAGTAATAGTTTAGTTCAAGAATGTTATAAAGAAGATGTACCAATCTTTTGTCCAGCATTAAATGATAGTGCTGCTGGTATTGGTTTACTAATGCATCAAACAAATAATCCTGACTCTCATTTAGTTATTGATAGCATTAAAGATTTAAGAGAACTAACTTACTTAAAAGTTGAAATGCAAAATACTGGATTGTTTATGGTAGGTGGTGGTGTACCTAAAAACTTTGCTCAAGATATAGTTGTTGCAGCAGAATCAATTGGTCATAGAGTACCTATGCATCAATATGCTATACAACTTACAGTTGCTGATGTTAGAGATGGAGCTTGTTCAAGTTCTACTTTAGATGAAGCAAGTTCTTGGGGAAAGGTTGATAATAGTAATACTCAAATGGTTTATGGAGAAGCTACAAGTACTCTACCTATAATAGCAAATTATGCATATAATAATGTTAATTTAGAAAATAGGAAGAGGAGGAAACTTCATGAACTTTTTGGGAGTTAAGAAATACAAATATGATGAATGCAATACTCTTATAATACCATATCCAAAAGAAGCTGGTGTATCTTATGGAAGAGGAACTAGAAATGGTCCTAGAGGTATACTAAAAGCAAGTCAAGAAGTAGAATTATATCCTTATCCAGACAATTTAAAAATACACACATTTACTAGTCTTATAGGTCAAGCATATGCTACAGGATTACCTGAGTTATCTAAAATGGTTAAAGCAGGAAAAGAAACTGGTAAATTTATAATGACATTAGGTGGTGATCATAGTATAACTCCAACATTATTTGAACCTTGGGCTAATGAAGGTGTAGATATAATACAGTTTGATGCTCATTGTGATTTAAGAGATAAGTATGATGGATCCAAAACAAGTCATGCATGTGCTATGAGAAGATGTATGGAAATCAATGAAAAGACAAATCTATACAGATTTGGTATACGAAATACAAGTAAATCAGAAGCACAATACATAAAAGATAACTCTCATAGAATACGAACTAATATTATACCAGAAAACAAGAAGCTATACTTAACATTTGATATAGATGCATTTGATATATCACTTATGCCTGCTACAGGAACACCAGAACCTGGTGGTTTAATGTGGAATGAAACTATAAGTTTATTAGATGAAATAATCAAAAAGAATACAATTGTAGCAGTAGATGTAGTTGAGTTTGCACCAATAAAAGGTATAGAAGCATACGATTTCGTGGTAGCTAAA